AACAAAACGTGTCATAATCAATATGGCACCTAGACATACTAAATCTGAATTTGCCAGTTATCTATTACCTGCATGGATGGTTGGAAGAAATCCAAAACTAAAAATTATTCAATCTACTAACACAACTGAATTATCTGTAAGGTTTGGACGTAAAGCAAAACAACTTATGGATTCACCAGAGTACAAAGAAGTATTTCAAACAAGACTTAAAGAAGATTCACAAGCTGCTGGTAAATGGGAAACACAACAAGGCGGTGAATATTATGCAGCCGGTGTTGGATCTGCAATTACTGGACGGGGTGCTGATTTATTAATTATTGACGACCCGCACACTGAACAAGATGCAATGAATGCACAAGCTCTTGATAGAACTTATGAATGGTACACATCAGGACCTAGACAACGTTTGCAGCCTGGTGGAACAATTGTAATCGTAATGACAAGATGGAATGAAAAAGATTTAGCAGGACGATTAATCAAAGCTCAAAAAGAACCAAAAGCTGATCAATGGGAAGTAATTCAATTTCCTGCAATCATGCCGGATGGTGAACCTTTATGGCCTGAATACTGGTCTCTTAAAGATTTAGAATCGGTTCGTGCATCAATACCACTATCGAAATGGAATGCACAGTACATGCAAAACCCAACCGGCGAAGAAGGCGCGTTGATTAAAAGAGAATGGTGGCAAGATTGGGAAGGAGATATTCCACCACTAGAACATGTTATACAATCTTATGATACCGCGTTCATGAAAAAAGAAACTGCCGATTATTCTGCAATTACTACCTGGGGCGTGTTTCATCCAAACGAGGACTCTGGCCCCTGTCTCCTGTTGCTTGATTCAGTGAAAGGTCGGTATGAGTTTCCAGAACTACGGCGTATTGCACTTGACCAATATGGATACTGGCAACCGGAAACAGTAATCATCGAGGGTAAGGCTTCAGGACTACCACTAACTTATGAGTTGCGTAAGGCTGGTATTCCTGTTATAAATTTTACACCCTCAAAAGGTAATGATAAACATACGAGGGTTAACAGTGTCTCTCCACTGTTTGAATCAGGGAGAATATGGGCGCCCACAGATATGGAATTTGCGCAAGAAGTTATTGAAGAATGTGCAGCATTTCCATACGGAGATCACGACGATCTCGTTGACTCCATGACTCAAGCGGTAATGAGATTTAGACAAGGTGGCTTAATTCAACATCCCGAAGATTATGAGGATGAGCCTTTACAACAAACTCAAAAGGTGTATTATTAAAATATTATGGCAAGAGAAGACGAACAAAGATTAATTGATATGATGAAAGCCATTGAGGCAGGTGAAACTCAAGAAGATCTTGATCGAGAAGACATGGATCAGGAATCAGGCATCAGGAGTATTAAAAAAGCTCCATCGATTAAAATGGCAAGTGAAACTCCAGGTGAAGAATTTGATCTTGAGATCATGATGATGCTTAAAGAATTTGAAGACGCAAAAAGAAATGGTTACAAAGGCACTATAGAAGATTTTTCTAATTATTATTTCTCACAAAAAGAAATGATGAAGGATAGACAAATGGCTATGTATGGTGGCCGAATGCAATATGCAGCTGGAGATGAGAGACCATATGAAATGAAAGATGGTCAAAAGAAATTTATAAATCTTCCTGAAAAAGGTTATAGCACTCCATTTGAAGCAAGAGAAGCTGGTGATCTTGAAGATAGAGCAAGGTACAGAGAAATTCAATCAGTTAAAGATAAAAAAGGTAAACCAAAACCATTTAAAATGGATGAAGAGAAAATTAAAAAATTAATTGAGAAAAGAAAAAAAGAACAAGAAAAATTAGCTAAAGGCGGCATTGCAGGAGTACTGTAATGGCTGACATCATTCCACCTAAAAAACCAAAAAATTATTCTAAAATTTTAGACGTATTAAATACTCCAGCAGCAGCAAAACAATTCTCTCCAAAAACATATGTGAACTTAGTTGGAGAATATGCAAAGAAAGCTTTAGATAATAATGAACTTAATCAAGAAGAATATATGAATATTGTAAAACCTTTATTTGGAGATGCCGGAATCATGGCTACTGAGAAAATAAAAAAATATAATCAAGAATTAGAAAAGTATGCAACAGGCGGCAGAGTTAATTTTTTAAAAGGTGGTGATACAAATTACAATGCAATGGTCACTGAAATGTATATTAAAGCAGGAGGTCAAGAAGGAACCGGTATGGATATAGATTCTTTTGCTGAAAAGTATTTTCCAAAAATGGCACAAGGTGGCAGAATAGGTTATTCCAATGGTTCAGAAGATTATGGAGATTTAATTGATGCTTATGAAAAAGGCATTGATGTAATGCCGGGTGAATCTCTAACTCAATACATTAATAGAATTAGAGAGGCCGAAAAAAGAAGTAAACTAAATGACTAAAAGACTCACTAGAACGGTGCCCCCTGAAGCAGGGCCCATGAGTCAAGGCTTGAATATTTCCTATAATACTGTTAAAGATGTAAAACTTACGGAGAAAATAAATGGCAGACAATATGGACAACGTAGACAAAGCTCTACCGAACGAACCAAGAAAAGAATTTGAACTACCTGGTGAAGAAGAAATTCAAGAACAAGTAGTAGAAGAAGTTAAAGAAGAGATACAATCACCTGATGATGTAGAGATTCAGGAGAATGAAGATGGTTCGGTTGATATTAATTTAGATCCAGCAGCTGCAACACCTGAAGGTGGTGATGAGCATTATGCAAATCTTGCAGACTTTTTACCAGATGATGTATTAGGTCGACTTGCATCAGATTTATCTTCTAAATATCAAGATTATATTTCATCAAGAAAAGATTGGCAAAGAACTTATACTCAAGGTTTAGATTTATTAGGTTTTAAATATGACCAAAGATCAGAACCTTTTCAAGGAGCATCGGGTGCAACCCATCCAGTACTTGCTGAAGCCGTTACTCAATTTCAAGCTTTAGCTTATAAAGAATTACTTCCAGCTGATGGACCGGTTCGAACACAAATACTTGGAGTGCCTACTGCAGAAAAAACAGATCAGGCAAATAGAGTTAAAGATTTTATGAATTATCAAATCATGGATCAGATGAAAGAGTATGAACCAGAATTTGATTCTATGTTATTTCACTTACCTCTTGCAGGTAGTACTTTTAAAAAAGTATACTTTGATGAAATGGAACAAAGAGCAGTTTCAAAATTTGTTCCTGCAGATGATTTAATTGTTCCGTACACAGCTACCTCATTAGATGATGCGGAAGCAATTATTCATCGTGTTAAAATTTCAGAAAACGATTTAAGAAAACAACAGGTTGCAGGTTTTTATAGAGATATAGAAATTGGTAAACCTAGTGACCAAGAATCAGAGATTGATAAAAAAGAAAGAGAACTAGAAGGTATTAGTAAAACTGCTAATGAAGATGTTTATACTTTACTAGAATGTCATGTAGATTTAGATCTTGAGGGTTTTGAAGATTCAGATCCACAGACTGGTGAGCCGACAGGAATTAAAATCCCATACATTGTTACTATAGAAGAATCATCAAGAGATATTTTATCTATCAGAAGAAACTATGAAATCGGAGATACTAAAAAAGATAAAGTTCAATACTTTGTACATTTCAAATTTTTACCAGGACTTGGTTTTTATGGTTTTGGTTTAATTCATATGATTGGTGGATTGTCACGTACTGCAACAGCAGCATTAAGACAATTACTTGATGCAGGAACTTTATCCAATTTACCAGCTGGATTTAAAATGCGTGGTATAAGAATTAGAGATGACGCACAATCTATTCAACCAGGTGAGTTTAGAGATGTTGATGCACCGGGTGGAAATTTAAGAGATTCATTTATGATGCTTCCGTTTAAAGAGCCTTCTCAAACATTATTAAGTTTGATGGGTATAGTTGTTCAAGCAGGTCAACGATTTGCATCGATTGCAGATTTACAAGTTGGTGATGGTAATCAACAAGCTGCAGTTGGAACTACTGTTGCTTTACTTGAAAGAGGAAGTAGAACAATGTCAGCTATTCACAAAAGAATTTACTCTGCTCTTAAAAATGAATTCAAATTAATGGCAAGAGTATTCAAGTTATATCTACCTCAAGAATATCCATATGATGTCGTTGGGGGTCAAAGAATGATTAAACAATCTGACTTTGATGATAGGGTAGATATATTGCCAGTTGCTGACCCTAACATTTTCTCACAAACACAGCGTATTTCACTAGCGCAAACTGAACTCCAACTGGCAACTTCAAATCCACAAATGCATAATCTATATGCTGCATACAGAAATATGTATGAAGCTTTAGGTGTAAAAAATATTGATCAAGTATTAATTAAACCAATGCAACCTACTCCAAAAGATCCTGCATTAGAACATATTGATGCATTAGGAGGAAGACAGTTTCAAGCGTTTCCAGGTCAGGACCATAGAGCACACATTACTGCTCACTTAAATTTCATGGCAACAAATATAGCAAGAAACAATCCAGTGGTCATGGCAAGTTTAGAGAAAAATATTTTTGAACATATTAGTCTAATGGCTCAAGAACAAGTTGAAATAGAGTTTAGAGATGAGTTACAACAGTTACAACAATTACAAATGCAGTCTCAACAAAATCCACAAATGGCTCAAGCAATGCAAATGCAAGTAAAAATGCTTACAGAAAAAATTGAAGCAAGAAAAGCACAATTGATTGCTGAGATGATGGAAGAATTTATGAATGAAGAGAAGAAAATTACATCTCAATTTGATAATGATCCAATTGCTAAACTAAGATCAAGAGAATTAGACCTTAGAGCAATGGAAAATCAGCGTAAAAAAGAACAAGACCAAGAAAAAATTAATCTTGATAAATTAAAAGCGATGATGAACCAAGCTAATCAAGATGAAAAACTTGAACAAAACGAAGAATTAGCAAAATTAAGAGCTGATACATCAATCGAAAAGACAATTTTAAGTAAAACTATACCAAGCACAGACTCAATGATGAAAAATCAAGCTCCAATGATGCCTAAAGTAAAAATATTCAGAGGAGGAAATGACTAGTATGAGAAAAAAAATGACAAAAGCACAAAAAAAGGTTAAAAAGGTCATGAGGGAATTCAAAAAAGGTGAATTGCCTATAGGTAAGTCAAAGAAAAAAGTAAAATCGCGTAAACAAGCGATTGCAATTGCTTTATCTGAGGCTGGTAAATCAAAACCAAGGAGATAAAATGGAAAAACTTGATAAAATAGTTGAAATAGCAACTCCAGAAATGAAAGTTGAAATAGATCCAAGATCTAAATCAACTGCAGACAAAGCATATAATGGAATTGCAGTTCCTGAAGAAGTTGAAGTAAGAGGAACTAAAAGAATGCTAAAAGAAAAGTCTAAAAAAGCTAAGTGGATTTAGTTTATGTGGTTCAGCGCTATTAAATTAGCCGTTCAAGCTGGCTCTCATATTTTTAAAAATCGTCAAAAGACAAAAATGTTAATGGCAGATGCACAAATGCGTCATGCAGAGAAAATGGCGAATGGAGAAGCTGAGTATCAAGGTAAATTATTAGAAGCAAGACAATCGGACTGGAAGGACGAATTTATTTTACTTTTACTTTCGGCCCCAATTGCGTTATTATCGTGGGCAGTATTTTCGGATGACCCGGCAGCTATGGAAAAGATGCAATTGTTTTTTGAATACTTTTCACAGCTTCCATTTTGGTACCAAACAATTTTTGTAGGTGTCATAGCATCTGTATATGGATTAAAAGCAACTGATTTAATTAAAAGGAAAT